TTTGATCCGGAATACACGGCTGTCCTCATCGAAGAGGAGTTTGCAGCCCTAAAGGGGGTTTGGAAGGTTATTGGGCGCGATTAATCTTTTTGTGATCTTCACATACGGGAACGTCGGGAAACTCGGCGGTACAGGCGGCTATACGCGTGGCCCATGCGATGAACGTCCTGGGGTCAAAGGTGCCTTTCATGTAGTTGCAATTCTTACAACAAGGGCGACAGTTTTCAGTAGTGTAACATACACTCGAGTCTAGGCGGTCTATGCCATTCACACGTACTTCAAGGTCTATATGGTTGCAATACACACATGGACTAGTGAGCATAACTTTGGCCTCTTCATCTGTTAGGCGCCACTCGATACGCCGAGTTACAGCCGCGCGCTTCAAGGCGTCCAGACGTGGGTTGACGTGTGTGCGGTACCACCTGGCGGCGTGCTCTGCATTTTCAGTACGCCAGGTTCTGTTTATTTCGTTGTTGTGCCGGCGATACTCTTCTGGACGCTCTTCGAGTTGTTTAGCACGCCACTCTTTGTAGTATCCCTTTTCTTTTTGAAGTTCGTTGTGTTTTTCACGGCGGTCGGGTTTTTTATCGTGTTTGCGTTGTTTCTCACGGCACTTGAGACACGTCGCCACTTCCTTGTTGTTTTTGTCCAAAAATTGATCCAAAGGCTGTGGTGCGCGAGAGCATGAGCACTTTTTGAGTAGAGGGGGGTCCATCTTACTATTATGGTAAGATATTCTTTACGTTTCAACCTCAGGAACCTTGAACGTTCCTGGGGCCGAAGCCCGGTCGTTTGCGACCGTTTTCTCCTTCCCGTATTTTTTTGGATTTTATAAATCTTACCATGTGAAAATAATATATGGTAAGATCAGTTGGAAAATGCCAGGCCGCCCATCCCGGACTGAATGCGCAGGATGTTGTAGTTCACCGCGAACATCTTCTGGAGCAGGTTGGTCGTGCTGTTCTTCAGGTTGAAGAACACCTGGGCGTTATCAATACGCGAGAAGTTGCAGGTGCCAGTCGGCTGGTGCTCCTCCGGCTGCAGCGCGAAGGAGTACACGTAGATGCCCGGGTAGGGCGTGCCGGAGTGGTACACGTACGGCTGGTACTGGTTGAAGTACTTGCCGACCTGCTCCTTGAAGCGATCCTGACCGTTCAGGATCAGCTTGAAGTCGCGCATCGGGCCGACCTCGTAGGCGCTCTGGCCCAGACCAGTGGCGGCCGCAGACACGGCGGCACCCTCCTCCATCCAGCCGTAGGCGCCAACGGTCGAGTTGAAGAGCAGGTTGGAGGCGCCGGTCTGCACAATGTTGGAGGTGAGCATCGGCGCGCCCAGCATGTGGGGCAGCACCGCGCCCTGGGACAGAATCGAGGCGGTGTTGCACGTCACCTGCACGTTAGAGCAGCCGGTGGAGAAGTTCCACATGCCGTTCAGGTTGGTCGTGGTCGTCTGGCTGCCGTTCTGGTAGCACCAGATCAGCTCCTTCACCGGGTGGTTGAAGGACAGACGGACGGTGTTCTGCTGACCAGACAGCGAGTCGCCGCCGGTGTGCTGCACCTGCTCGATCAGGTACTCGTGACCCTTCTGGGCGAAGCGGCGACGCTCCTCGGTGTCCAGGTACACGTAGTTGGCCCACACCTCGAAGACCGGGCTGGAGGTGCCGAAGTAGCTGGAGAAGGTCGAGGTCAGGTCGAAGTCCAGGCGGACCTCGTGGTACTGCAGAGCAATCAGGGGCAGGTACAGGCCCGGGTTGCGGTTGAAGAAGAACAGGAGCGGCAGGTACACGTACGTCTTGTTGGTTGCCAGGTCAGCCGCGGCGGTCGACTGGGACGTCATCTTACCGTAGTTGATCTTGTCCGACTCACCCAGGAACACCTCGGCGTACAGACGGAACCAGGCCTGGTAGTGCTTGTCGATGCGCTGGCCACCGATCGTCAGCTCGACGGCAGCGATCGCACGCTCAGCCACCCAGCACGTGTCGAAGGTGGTGTTGTTGGAGGTCGTCGCGTTGGAGCCGTTAGGGATCAGACCCACGTACATGTTGCCGACCAGGTCGCCGTTGCGGGCGATCGTCACGGACACACGGCCGCTGTTGGAGGGGGTGCCGTTCACGGTCTGCTGGATGTTCTCCATCGCAAAGTTGGTGTGGCGCTTGTACACCGCCTGGAAGAAGGTCACCTTGGGCTGACCGGTAAGGTAAACGTCCTGAGCGCCATAAGCAACCAGCTGCATAAGTCCACCGGCCATTTGTAATATTCCCCAAGAAAAAAATTTAGACGACTTTCCATTTGAACCCGCCTGCTGACCGTGCTATACCTTTACAACACCGACTTATACCCCTCAAAATCATCCTGAACCGTCTGACCTATATATTCCTTACGTGGATCGAGCTTGCACTTTATAGAGTATACAAAGGGCATGCACTACTGAAAGTAGCAGAGACTTCTTTAGTTCGAAAACACGAGGCCGCCAAGACCCGACGCCACCTTGAGGACGTTATAGTTCACCGCAAACATCTTCTGGGAAAGGTTGGCGCCCATGCCCGACTTGAGGCTGACGGCCACCTGGGCCATGTCGATCCGGCTGAAGTTGCAGGTGCCGCTGGGCTGGAGTTCCTCGGGCTTGAGGGCGAAGGAGTACGAGTAGATGCCGGCGTAGGGGGCTCCCGAGTGATACTGGTACGGCTGATACTGGTTAAAGTATTTGCCGGGCTGCTCGATGAAGCGGTCCGTGCCGTTCAGCATCAGCTTGAACTTGTGCAGAGGGCCGACCTCGTACCCGTAGGTGGTGTTGGCCGTGCCGTAGTTGGGCACACCCGACTCTATCCAGAACACGTTGCCCGTCTGGACGTTGGACTGGAGGTTGATGGTCCGGTCGGTGAGGGCACCAAGTGCCGTGACGATGTACAAGTTGGACGAGAGCAGGGGCGGGGCAAACAGACGAGGAACACCCACCTGATTCGGCAGGAGGTTCATGCCGTTCTGGGGAAGGACCTGGGGGTTGACCGTCACGTTCACATTCGCCGTGCTGGAGCTAAAGTTCCACATGGCGTTCAGGTTCGTGCTGGCGCTCAGCTGATTGTTCTGGTAGCACCAGATCAGCTCCTTGACGGGGTGGTTGAACTGGAGGCGGATGATGCTCGGGGCGTTCTCCGAGCTCGTGCCGACGGCGTCTGGGGTCACGTGCTGGACCTGCTCGATCAGATACTCGTGGTTGTTCTTGGCGAAACGGTCACGCTCGGTCGTGTCCAGGTACATGTAGTTGGCCCAGACCTCTACGCCGTTCGTACCGAAATAGCTCGAGTAGTACTGGCTCAGGATAAAGTCGATGCGGACCTCGTGGTACTGCAGAGCAATCAGGGGCAGGTACAGGCCCGGGTTGCGGTTGAAGAAGAACAGGAGCGGCAGGTACACCTTGGACGGGCTCGTCGTGCCCACGTTATTCACGACTGACGACGAGGTCAGGCGGCCATAGTCCATCTTCTTCGTGTCGGCCAGGAAGACCTCGGCGTACAGGCGGAACCACGTCTGTTGGTGGCGGTCGATCAGCTGCCCACCGATGTAGAGCTCGACGCGCTCGATGGCGCGCTCAGCGACCCAATTCATATCGAAATTGGAGTTGGTCGAGGTCAGCTGAGCCGACGAAGACTGTGTGGGGGTTGCGACCATGAACATATCACCGACCAGATCACCCGAGCGGCTCAGGGTCACGGTGAAGACGCCACCGTTGCCGCCCGAGCCGTTCACCGTCTGCTGGACGCATTCCATGGCGAAGTTGGTGTGACGCTTGTAGGTTGACTGGAAGAAGGTCACTTTGGGCTGACCCGTAAGGTATGTATCCTGGGCACCATAGGCCACGAGTTGCATAAGTCCGCCACCCGGCATTTTAATATAGGTTGCGAAAAAGTTCGGGCGCGAAAAACCCAGGGTCTTAATTTCTGCCTGAATATTACAATGTCTCGCACGAAGATTGAGGAAATCCCTGACGAAGAGGAGGAGATGGAGGAGATGGATGAGGACGACCTCGAGGACGAGGGTATGGATATGTTCGAGGCCCTCGGGTCTCTGCTCGCGACCGAGGAGGGTGAGACCATCGCCACGACCCTGGTTGGTCTGAAAGACGCGACCGAGAGAATCGCACAGGGCATGGAGATGCAGAACAAAATTCTAGTCAAAATTCTGTCGGCCATGTCGTCGGCCAAGCCGTGTGCATGCCCGCCGGTGGCGCAGGGCATTCTAGCTCCCGCTTAAAAAAGTCGCGGCCACTTGTATCAATGGCAACCAAGGGCTCCACCACCAAAAAGGCTACTGAGGGAAGTGCCTACCAGAAAGAAATCAACTCGTGGACGCCCGAGGACCTCAACAAGAAGCTCGTAGAATGTGAGCGTAATCTCCATCTGGATCTCCAGAACGGAGACAAGCGCCAAGAAATTTTCAAACTACTCGCGGCCAAGTGGCTCCCGGCATCACCAAACCGGGATCCGAACGGCCTCCCCGTGGATATCGACAAGGAGGACCTCGAGCGCCTTCAGGTGAATAAGCGCCGAATTATCGATATCTGTGGTTACATGCTTGCCCGGTCCGAACTGCTAGAGATTAGTAAGACTGAGACCCAGGACATCAACATGAACCCGATGACCTTTGAGCGCCGTATCAAGCGCTTCAAGGAGTGCTACAAAGCCATCGTCAATAAATTCATCGAAAATGACGCTGAATTCAAGATGTTCAACAAGCCCATGGTCGAGAATCCTGACGTGGACATGGACATCGAGAAGGATGCCACGTCGTATCAGAAGCTCTTGATTTTCCTTCTGAAACAGGCGTACCGTAACGGCTACCGTCGCTACCGCGACCAGTGCTGCAAGGAAATCCGCAACACTCGGGCGTGGAAGCCGGTCAAGGAGATCAAGGACTTTGTCTATGACGAGACCCAAAAGGAGGACAATGCCGAGATGTGGCTGAACCTCACGAACCGAGGCAACATGGCCCACGATGTCATCCGCCACTTGACCAACTGCAAGGATATTCAGTTTTCTGAAATCAAAAAGGATCGTCACGTCTGGTCGTTCCATAACGGTCTTCTGGATGCGCGCCCTCTCGAGATGGTCAAGGACTCTGCGGGTCGCCGTCAGATGAAGTTTTACCGGTACGACGGCGCCGAGTTTGAGAATCTAGACCCGACGCTCGTGTCCTGCAAGTACTTTGATCAGCCTTTCGATCCGTACGACGACACCGAGGACTGGTATGATATTCCGACACCCCACATGCAGAAGGTTCTGGATTACCAGCGCTTCGAGGAGGATGTGGCTCGGTGGGTCTACGTGTTCATGGGGCGTCTGTGCTTCGACGTGAATGAGCTGGACGGGTGGCAGGTCATCCCTTTTCTGAAGGGAATTGCACAGTCCGGCAAGTCTACCCTGATTACGAAGGTGGCCCGTCGGTTCTACGAGTGCGAGGATGTCGCGACGCTTTCGAACAATATCGAGAAGAAGTTTGGCCTTTCGAGCATCTACAAGGGTTTCATGTTCATCAGTCCGGAGATCAAGGGTGACCTGCAGCTCGAACAGGCCGAGTTTCAGTCTCTCGTGTCTGGTGAGGACGTCAGCATTGCGCGAAAGTGCGAGACGGCCCTGAGTATGCAGTGGACGACTCCTGGAATTCTGGGTGGAAATGAGGTTCCAAACTGGAAGGACAACTCTGGGTCTATCCTGCGTCGCTTGGCCACCGTGAATTTTGGTCGCCAAATCGCACCCGACGTGGCTGACCCGCACCTCGAGTACAAACTCGAGGCTGAGATGCCTGCGATCCTGTGCAAGTGTCTGCGGGCCTATCTGGATTACGCGTCCAAGTATGCCGACAAGGACATCTGGAACGTCCTACCCAAGTACTTCAAGACGATCCGAAGCCAGGTGGCTACGGTGACCAACTCGCTCCAGCACTTTCTGTGTTCGGAGAAGTTCCGGTTTGCGCCAGACGCGTTTGTGCCTCAGAAGATATTCGTGGCTCAGTTCAACCAGCACTGTCGCGAGAACAATCTGGGCACGTTCAAGTTCAACCCAGACTTTTACGCAGGGCCGTTCAGTTCGAAGGAGTTGGAGGTTCGCGTCGAGTCCGCGATGTACCAACAACAGGCGTACGCGACCCAACCTATTATTTACGGCCTCGATTTCAAGAACGAAGAATAAAATGTTCTAAAGTAGTAGAATGCCGGGGAACACCCCCAGAACCGCGGCCGCCCGGAAGATTCAGTCGATCTTCCGGAAGAGGCGCGTTTTTATGAACAGTCAGGGAAGCTGGAAGACTTCAGCCTCTTCCCTGACGGCCAAAATAGTAACCTTTAAGTTGCCGACGAATTTCCGGTCGGTATTCGAGTCTGAGCCCAAGGGGTTCTCGGAAATCACGGGCTACAAGGCGTCTTTCAAGAAGCCCACGGTGCGCTGGATTCCGGGTCAGGGCTGGATCGGCGACTCTGATGGCGTGAATAAAGTCATAGCCAAAAAGGGCCAACAGACCATCGTTCTGACCGACAAGTACTTTGACGTCATGGGTCTCGGGAACTACGAGGCGGCCCTGCTCGCCATCGTCAAGAACGGGTGGGCGCCGCCTCTGCTGCTCAAGGCCCCACCTATGTACAAGAAGATTGATGGAATTTTCTACGTCAATAGGCCATTCGTCCTCGATGACCTCCGTGAGCAGCTCGTGACGCTCCCCAAGACGATGGTCGAGAGCATTGGTCGATATGACGAGGCCGTCGGCGGCGTCCCAGCCATAGTCCTCAAGCTCAAGAACCCCAAGTGGACATACCAGTTCTTCAAGAACGGAACAGTCCTGTTCACGGGTATCAAGGACCCGTCCGAGCGTGACGCTCCCCGACAGCTTTTCAAGAAGTTTTTCGGTCCGAAATACGATCTAGTGGCCCTTCTGGCCATGAACCTCGCCAAGGAGGCGGCGATCCGGAAGCCCGGGGTGCAAGCCGCCAACGCCAAGAAGGCGAAGCTGGCGAACCGCAACCC